TCTCTTCTGGGGACATTTCAAGATCAGCAAGCTCTTGCTGAATCTCTGCCAAAAGTTGAGGATCTTGCTCTTGCAAAGATTCAAGGGTACCTTGGCCAAAGTCTTCCGGTGTCACCGATTGACTAATAGCTTGAAGCTGTTGTTGCATATCGGCGCCAGAATCGGCGGGAGGTTGTGCAGGGGCTTCCATCGGAGCCTGTGCAGGAGCCTGCGGGAGGGAGGCAATTCCGTTCATTTACGTTCCTTTCCAATTTGTGCCAATGACCCAACAGGGCCGCGCGCCGGGAAAGGACGCGAATGGCTAATTATCGTTCGTCCGTCAGTTCCTGTCTACCTCTAGGTAAGACAGCCAAAAAACCACGTCATCCTCTGTAGCCTCCACGGTTAGGGCATCCCCAGCCTCCAACACAAGAGGCACCCCGCTGAAGACGTCCATCGTCGCATCTACAGGTAGTAAGTACTTATCTAAGACCTTGTGCCCTGCAACACCCGCAGGGGAAACTATGGCGTTGATCTCTGCGGTCGCGCTGTTGCTGTTAGTAACCCGCAAAGAAGACAACAATGCGGAGTTCGCGGCAGGTACCGTGTAAATTGTTTCAGGTGTATTTGCCTCAGAAATCAAGTACTTACGAAGGTATTTGTTAGACATGATTACACCGTTACGTTAACTGTTCCGACCTGACCAAGCCCGGAAACGCTATTTGCACTTACCACGGCAATAGGGTCATTTGATCCTCCCCCCGTGGCGGAGATAAAGTTAATGGTCAATATTACAGAAGGTATAGACGGCCTAACGGGATTTGTCCCTGGCCCATAATGCTCAAGATAAGCTCCGGGGAGATCGGACCACCAAGCAATCTCAAGGTACTCTACCGCAGGATCATTGACCGTAAATATGCCTGCTACTGCAGCAACTTTATGAGACCAAATGCTCCCACTTTTCCGTGCTACTAGGTCAAATCGAGTATTACTTAACGGAAAGTTTTGGCCCGTATTGCGCGCCCACAGCTCAAATTCCCCCGACGCATTGTCCCGGTTAGCCACTTGCAAAGAAACATTCACTAGGTACTGCCCAGAACAAGAAACCGTTATTTTTGTGTTGTTTACAACTTCAATGCCGTTAGTAAGAACAGGTTTGTTGTAGGTCACTAAATTAACAGAGGTAGTTCCTGCGCTATCTTGATCTTGGTCCGACATTAGCATGGCATATGGCAACACGATGCCGTTGCTATATTGCGGGCCACGAATCCCAGCAAAGCCTGCTGTTCCAGAACCGCCGAACCAACTTGCTGCTGCAGCGGTGTCCGCGTCCAGATTAGAGCTGTAGGTCGTATTGAGCTGCAGCACGATCTGCTCAATCGAGCGCACCATCTGGTTGAACTGCTCAGGGCTGTACTGTGCCGAGATGGCATTAGGCAGCCTGACGTTGTTGATTTTGCTCATCTTCGGCCGTCCGGCTGAATCTCAATGCGCAATGTGCCAAAGCGCCAGTCAGCATTTACAGCATTGCTAGTGATCAATATTGCAATCTGTCTACCCCTTACACGAGTGTCTACTTTGGGAGTGTCTGGGGTGATGACGTAGGGATCCAAAGAGCCCACACTCTCATCCGACTGTGGGTAGTAGTGCAGGAGTAGGTTCACCGTCAGGTCTCCCACCTGCCGTTTGAAGTCGGGGATGAAGCGTTTCATCAGCATGACCTCTTCACCATCGCCAATGTCAAAGTAACCGGATTTTAGATACGCGGTTAAGGGAGTTCCTACTGCATTGACCCCAGTCTCTTGCGTGTAAACGACAGCTCTACCTGCGGTTAAACCTTGAATAGGAGTGATGGTGGGTTCATCTCCCGTGGGTTGAAACTCTACGCCTAAGGGCCTGTTATAAACACCCACGTCCTGCCAAGCCGTACGCGCCATCGTACCGATTTGCCACGTGTTTTCTACGTAGTTGTAGCTCACGTAACGGTCGATGTACTCAGACTGCGCCGTTGGATACCACCATGTCACTTCATTAAAAAGCGCATTCAAGCCCGCGAAGACCTTCTGACTTTGCACCAGATTCAGGTCTTTAAAGACGAAGTCTTGTACCGTGCAGGGCAGCTTCTTGGTCGTACCATCAAAGATGAAAAAGTCCTCGGGGCCCATCCAAATGGCGATGCCGTTGACATCGACAGCAGCATGCGGGCCTATCAGGCCACAGTTGGTGCCGAGCTGTTGAAAGCCAAAGGTAAACGGCGGCCCAACATATTGCATGCCATGCAGGGAGTTGTCTGTGAAGATCAGAATCTGTCCACGAGAACGGATGCCGCTGATGATCTTGTTGCCATCAGAAAGGCGCTGGCCTCCTGCCGTGTTGGTCGCCGCCTCCACAAAGGTGTTGACATCCTCTTGGTTTGAGAACCGAACGAACATCGGATCGAAGCTGTTCGGGTCACCAATGGTCCCCTCCGTGCCAAGGCACACGAGGTGCCTGTCTGGAGTGGAGACGAGTGAAAAATTGTTCTTGGTCGGTGCACCGGCAATAGCCTGGGCCGGAGTTCCTACACCTTGGCTCGTGGGCCCCCATTGGTAGACTGGGCCATTGTTGATCTGGCAGATGAGGTTCTCGCCAAAGTTGTCAAACTGCCAGATGCGAGAAGCAAGGGCCAAGGTTCCTACTGCAGGTCTTGGAGTACCCCACGTAGAAAGGCCATAGCCTCCAATTCCGTATCCAAAGTCAAAATAAGAAACATCTGATCCAATGTTAATTTGATAGGTAGCAGTCCCTCCACCTACGCCAGACTGGGTACTTGATGCGTCTATAGGAGACACGATTCTGTAAGTAGTCCCAGAAAGTATTTCTTGTATCTCGTACTCAGCATTCAGAACCGCGCTTGATATGCCGCCAGGGTCTCCAGAGACACTAGACAACGTTACAAAGTCCCCAAGATTTGCGCCATGGCCCCCTGCTTGAGTTACGGCGAGGTCTTTGGTTCCTGCAACAGTAGCGAAAGTTATTGCGCTGCTGACATTTCTTATAGGAGTAATGTCGTACCAAGCGCCCCCTGTGAAAACATAGAGCTTCTTGTTCGTGCCAACGGCCAAGAACGGAACGCCAGACAGGCTTGTCCAAGAAAACGCGTCACTCGCCATGCCCACTAAAAAAGCATCAAGTTCCGCGAACCTCTCCCACCCTCCAATTTTCTCCGGCAGCCCGTACCGGAAGCGCACCATGTCCGCGTCCGTGTAGCCGCCTTCCGCACCATACTCGGTGTTCTGCTTATCGATGCCGGGTTTGAAGGCTACTCGGACGAGAGGCATTATGCATACTCCCAGATCACATTAGGGGGCAACCCCAGAGCTCCTAGCCCCAAGTGCACAAAGGTCTTGGCAATGCCGATGCGAGTGATGCCGTGCTTGAGCGCGACGGTAATCAGCCGGTAACGATCGGAGCCGTTGTTGCAGGCGACATCACAGCACATGCCTTTGGTGTGCTCCCCGTTCTTGTGGCCCTTTTTGGCCTCAACAGGGTGGGTGTGATGCCTATAACCAGAGGTAATTTTCATCGGGCCATACTCGGTTCTGATAGCCTGCAGCACCAACATGAACTCGTGGTTCATGTAATTCAAGCTTGTATGCTTGCAATCAAACTCCATCTTGGTGAAGTTTGGGTATTCCGTCCACCGTGCTGGAGTCATTTCTTCTGATCCTTTTCTTTTGAACCGAGAGATGAGCCTAGCAAAAACCCGAACATTGAGCCGATCATAGTAGCCAGCAAGAACCCAAGGATAGTGTCGGCAAACCGCACATTGGCCTCGGGAATCTCACCAAAGACCATAAATGGCAGCATCACCGCTGACCAGAGAGACCAGAAACCGATGAAAAAGTAGACGAACCGCCGCACGAAAGGGTCTTGGGACTTCATGGCTTCTAACTGCATGTTCCTAGCAGACTGCATCTCTTCTAACTGCAACTGCATCTTGTCGGCGTCGATCTGCTCAAGTTTCACTGCGTCTTCTGGGTGGGCAGTCAGATGCTGCTCCACCGCCCGTTCGTTAGGCTCGACACCCAGCTTCTCGGCGATCATGCCAATAGCCTTGTCCTTGGCGGCACCTGTGACCATGTCCACGAGACGAGGGGCTACCCCCAGAAGAATGTTAGCTAGCATTATTTAGCCCAATCAGGCAACCACTCTGGGGGAGTCGGCCAATTAGTTATGTCGCTCTTGAGTTTGGGGGAACCATCCTCGTTATTTATCCCAACCATATCCCTCAAAGCTTGCCTA